GTCTGCAACCTCTTGCGACTTTGTGCGACCTTTTAAAAGTAACGTGTGGATTCTAGGCTCAGTGCTGCCAATTAGCCCGACCCCTCGTGAGGTCTGTTTTATTTCCGTATCATTTTGCATCGAAATCAAGCGTATCAGGTTTATTAAATGGTGAGTCTGGCACTGTTCGGACTGTCTCAGGGAGAGAAGGTTTCAGAAAGACAGGGGGGGTCGCCTTGCTGCTAAAAAAACGACCACCTTTAGCGCTATTACAGCTCTTACACATAGATTGCAAGTTATCAGGTGCCCACATATCCCCACCCTTTACTCTAGGTATGATGTGATCTACTGTGTGTGCTGGTCTATTGCAGATAGCGCACTGCCACCCATCTCTGTCAAGTATGGTGATGCGTAGCTTCTTCCACTTACCACTACCTATAGCACGCTCACTCATCAATGCCAGCCCTTACGCTTGAAGTGATCTAATGCTTTACACATTGAACCATATCTATTGTTAATGTACTTGATACCCCAGTCTATCTGCTTAACACCATTGACAGTAGCAAGATACTTAGACCTACCTTGTGGTATGCCAACGTGTGAACCATTACGTGCTTTAGGATCCCACTTACTATTTTCTTTAGAGTATAGATCTATTAGGCAATAAGCTTCTTCAAAGTCATTTAATTGTATGAGTATGTACTGTTTGTAATGAATAGGTTTGTAGTTATCAGCTGCAACGGAATTAGTCTTTACAAAGCAAAGATTAACTATGAATAGAGCGATCCCAACTAGCCAGCACCTTGCGAGCTTTCCTTGTCGGGCTCGCCTTGTGGCTTTGTGAGCCACTGCTACACTAGAGCCTAGCACGTGCTGTCAAATCCATTATTAAAACCGCAGGTCACACAGCGTGTCGTCATATTGAAGTCCATCCTATGTAATCAGCATCTGGATTAGCTGCTAACCATTCTTGGCGCATTTTATTTTGTTTAGCCCAATCCTCAGCTGTGGCCTCAGGCATTCTTACCCCAGCCACCACCCTTGAAGATAAGCCCAGGTGCACTATAAATTCTGTTCATTTGTAAGTGACAACGTGGGCAACTCATAGGCGCACTATCATCATCGTATGATCGATGCACAGATCCATAGGTGCCGCATTCTGCACAGTTGTACTCGTATGTAGGCATTATTGAAATTCCCTCATCGGATATAAATCCATTTGATTAACTCGGCCATTTTGTGTGGCTGTGATTTCATAACCCCATATCCAACCCACAGCTCTATATGGCTCACCCTTAAACTCTGGAGCAACCCTACGCCTTCGATGTCTTAACCCATCTAGCATCAAGACATACCTAGCATCTTTATTGTCTCTATCGCTAAAACGTAGACCGATGGTATTAGTAAAGCTATATCTAACTTCACATACACCATCAATATCGAACTTAGATTTAAAGGTATCAACGCTTGGCTCAAAATCATTTAAACCCAACATACGAGCAAAGGCCAATTCTGCGCCAGCACATACCGAATGCTGCCACATCTCATAAACATCACCTTCTACGTAATTGACATTTTTGTATGGTTTGTTTAAAAACCTGCGCTGTCGCATATAGCCAGTTACGGCACATAAAGATTCTTCGCCATAAGTTAATGCATAACTATCTATCATTTCGCTCCAATCAGTTGGCAAGTGTGGCAGACCACGGCTTCAAACATCCAACCACCACACTTATCACATCTGCATATATCCGAGTCTGGTATATGCAAAGCTTCGGCTATGTTTTTAATACCCACACAGCCACATTCCATACACTGATAAGCCTTAAATCCATCTGGCGTATCTAATTCATCCAGCCATAAAAACTCGGTATCACGCTTACATCCATTACATTTAAATTGTGGGTGCATTATGGTAATATCCTTATTGCCTACAGTGGCATTGAGTGCAAACCAAGAAATTACCAGAATGTATTAGCCTGTCATCATTACAAGCTACACATAGGTCAATTGATGGCGTGAGGGTTCGCTTATCATCTTCTAAACGTAGAGTGAACCCATCACGTATAATTTCAACATATCCCATTTACTCACCTCCTTCGCTATCACTAGGGAAGAACCAAGATCCAGCAGCTGTAAGTTTTGCCCATCTAGCTTCACACTGGTCAGGCTTTGCAGCACTGCATACATAGCCGTAGTAACTCTTGCCAGTTTTTGCTATACCTTCTTTAAGTATCATCACGCCGTGTTTACATTCTTGCGCCTGCGGTGTTTGTGGTATTGCTTCTACTACATCACCAACTGACCAGACTGTCGGCTGTTTTTTATCTTCTGCAAAAGATGCACGTAACACATTTTCTACAGTCCTAGCTCTCGATCCTGCTGGTGAATAGTTTGTAACTCTTTCCATCTCAGTTCGGCTAGGCCTTGCACCTTTTTTTGAATAGATGTAGTTAGCCAAAGCACGCCCGATTGCGCTGCTTTCTGCAAGTTCACAAGCAAACTTATTAAAACTACTACCCGTGCGGATCTCCGATGCCCAACCAGTCGCAACTGGAACCGCATCAGATGTAGTTCTGTATAGGCGAGCCACAAACACAAACTCATCTGGATTAGCATTTGGCCGATTAACAAGTTCTGTCTGTATAGACCCGTCTTCATTTTCTTTCCACCACTTCTCTAGTCTTTCTTCTACTGTTTCATATTGACTCAAATCAAATGCCATTAGTCATCCCCCCAGGTAAAATTGATGTCGGCTTCTGCATCAAGGACTGTCTGGTATATCGAAATGTAAGCAAGTGCATCGATGATCGAGTCACTGTGGCCTGGAGACTCAGTAAGCCTAGAAACCTTGACGAGCGCCATACATAATGCGACTTGACTAGGCGTAACTGGATGGTCGAGGTATGCCGACCACAATTCACTGATCCTTTTATGGTTTGTGTAAGGGTGACCATAGACCGATCCCCTTGTATGCACCAGGTCGACAACATCTGCCAGCAGCTTCTCAGTTTTTGTCATAGTCAAATACCTCATCGGTTTTAACCTTATTATCGATCATACGTCTGTGCATATCCCAGCCATCTTTACGGCCACGCCAGTAATGTGTTTGCTTAACGTCATCGATCCGCATAAGTAGTAGCCAATAAGCCATACTTAGCCCTATAAATAAATATACAGCTAGTTCAAGTGTCATTTTGTAGCCCAATCTATGCGCACATACTTTGTGGCACAGGCATAGTGTTGCACCTGTGTACGACTTTGTGGATAGTTTAGGGGTGTTTTTGTATAACGATTAGATAACGTTAATATCTTCGAGGTCATCGATATGGTCATCGATAGTGCGCTCGGCGTACTCTGTATTAAGCCCCATAGTGTTTGCCTAATGCTGTAAATGAGCCATCCTTGTTTATTGGCACCAGGGTTGGTGTCAAGGTCTTTCCGATGACTTCTAGTATAGCAAACCCCATCTGCCAATTCGCTGCAGAATAGCGTAAATAAGAGGCTTTTTGTCGGTTCATTAGGTTTCCTACCTCTAGGCCATATAAGGGTCTGTAATGGCTTCCTACGGCCTCTGTATAGGCACTCATACCTAGTCTGTGGGTGTGGCCACACAATACAGATTTACCCCATTTTTTAGCCAGGTTAAGAGCTGTGATACCTGCGTGCTGACTTATATTGCCTTCATCTCCGTGAGCCATAACCCAGTTTGTGCCAGGTATTTCATACGGCTGTTTTGAATAGGTTATGCCAAGACCAGCAAAATCCATAAACTTTGCATACTGCAACTCTGGCAGGCTAATTAGCCCTGGCACTTTTAATAAAGTGCTATAAAGGCGATCACTATGATTACTGCGCTGTACAATACATTCTTTGCTGTACTCACTGAGATCCCACAATATTGATTTAGTAAGCTCACGATCAGCGTGAATAGTTTGTTCATAAGCCAAAGGTGTTTTTTCAGCCCATCGGCTAATGGTTTGAAAATCAATCTCATCCCCGACCACCAATACACAATCAAACTTCTCTCGCCTCGCTAACTTGATAACATTCTTTACAGCTGCCTCGTGATGATAGGGCACCTGCAAGTCTGAGATGACCAAATATCTTACAGTCTGTCGCTTAATCTTCACCTTCTTCAAAATCATCAAGTGGATTTTTAATAGGATCTTTGGTATCTACGATCCAGTCTGGATAACTTGACCTATCCATCGCAAACGCTAGAGCTGTGCCCTCATCCATTCCAGACTTACGGCAGGCCATATAAACCTCATTAGCTGCTATAGCCCAAAAGTCTAGCTTTGTAAGTACAGGCTCTTTAGTAGTCCTGCGCCTACCTGCAACCTTTTTCTTAGGTTTGCGTTTAGTTGCCATATTAAAATTATGACTTACTAATTAACATAAAGAGATCATCGACACGCTTCTCTAGCCGTGTTAATTGATCCTTCATACTAGAGCCACCATTCGGGCGTAACTCATTAAGCCAGCCTTTAACTAAGAAACGTAATCCTATTAGACCGCCTGATAGCACGGCCATAACGCCAGCGCCAAAGCCAGCCCATTCTGTAGGACTCATTTTTCATCGGCACCGATGCCATAGGCAATATCGGATTTATCTAAAGCCCTAGCTGCTGGCCCTGCGAGTGCTGCAATTACTACAGACAGCCCTGGGTCTAAACCTAATTCATTACTTGCTAAGAATGTTAAAAATGATACCAATACGCCACGTGCGTATGACTTTAGTATCGCTTTCTGTTTTTTGCTTATCTTCATATCTTGCCTCCTAGTAGTGGTATATCAAACGCCTTGCCGTCTTTGTCGCCTAACTTTGTAAAGCTAATATGTATGTGTCGCTTGTGTGGATTTACACCACGATACTTACGCCACTTCCAATTTAATATCTTCGAGCATATTCGCCCATTGTGGATGACGTAAGATATGCGTTTATCGGTTTTACCAGCGATTCTGATTTGGTCAGCCAGATAAGCGCTGATCCCCTCGGGTGAACCCAAGCGAGAATCAATATCAATTGCTCTGACCCATCCATTGGTGTCTGGATTATGATCCGATTTTCTGGCGGAGTGACGGCTATCGCCCACCCACCCATCACTGGCAGTACGCCTATCTGGAAACCACGTATCAACTTGATC